ACGCAATGCTTTGCGGCAATGATTTTTAACGGGCATACCCTAGAAACAATATCAGAATTGGACGATGTAACGATGGCAAATATACAAACAATGTATGCCGATGGCATGGTCGGTAACTACGGCGTTTTGACGCAATTGGCAACCCTTACAAACGGGGTTTTTAATTACATGAGAACGGCTAATTCTGCGCCTTATAAGCTAGGCAACATTTTGGGTTCTGCTTATGATTACATCTACCCGCCGTTGTCTAAAGAAGACCAAAAAGCAAGTGCAAACAAAAGCCTTTTAACCTTTATGACTCAGGCGCAAGGCTTTGATGCAAAACTATTTAAGGTAGCAAATGGCTAATATGATTGCCCGCCTTGGTGTAACGCTAGGGCTTGATTCAGCGGATTTCAACAAAGGCATTGAACAGGCCGGAAAGAAACTCGAAAAATTAAGCGAAGCCGCTGAAAAGTTCGGCAAGATGGGTGCAGTCGCATTGCTTGCCGCTTCTGCCGCCGCGCTTAAATTTGCCGATGAACTTGCAGATGTAGCAGATGCCAACGATGTAGCTATAGGCAAGGTTTTACAGCTATCTGATGCCCTTGCTAACTCAGGCGGCAATGCGGATAACGCGGGCAAAATGCTATCGGCCTTTGCTAAGTTCATTGACGATGCCGCGGGCGGGTCAGAACAAGCGCAAAAAACGGCCAAGGCTTTAGGCGTTACCTTGCAAGATTTGGGCAAACTTTCACAAGAAGAATTGCTAAACAAGTTGGTTGCAAACTTAGCCCTAGTTGAAGACCCAATAACGCGCAATGCTAAAGCAATGGAGATTTTCTCTAAAGCCGCCAAGGGCGTTGACATAGTTGGCTTTGCCGACAAAATGGCACAAGCAAATCCGCTTATTGCAGAACAAGAAAAAGCAATTAAAGCCGCCGCTGATACTTACGATTTGTTAGCGCAATCGACCCGTAATGTCATGCTGACAATTGCTACGCAACTTGGGCCGGTCTTAAAAGCAACAATTGATTACATGAAAGAAATGGGGGGCGAAACATCAATATTAGGCCCACTATTTAAAACAGTTTTTCAAACAATTGCAATAGCTATTGTTGACGTATCTTATGTGCTAGGTAGGCTTAATAAACAACTAGAATTTACGGCGTTAATTTTTAAAAGTTTTATCCCATCAATTCCCGATTCTGCATTTGAAAATGCAAATAGTAAAAAAGAAATAGACGACATTATTGCGCGGCAAAATAGAGATGCCGTTTACGCGCAAATAATGGGAGAAAGTCAATACGGTAATTCTATTGATGCACTTTCATTAAAAAAACCTGCGACAACTACCGGCAATGTCGGCAGACAAGTTACCGATGCCGGAGAAAAAGAAAGACAACGAAAAACCGATGCCGCCGCCAAAGAAGCACAGCGATTAGCAGAAAAAGCAGAACGCGAAAGATTGCGTGCGTTAGAAAAATATTTTAATGAACTGCAACGCCTTGACAAAATTTTGTTAGATGTAGAAGGCAAAGAAAATAATGCCTTTACAGACTCTATCAAGCGACTTGAAAATGAGGAAAAAGCAATAAAAATTAAAAATGACCTTTTAAAAATTGACAGCGACAATAAAAATTTACGTTCTGAAGATATGCAATTAGTTAAAGATTTGTATCTGACTGAACAAAAAAGATTAGAAAACATAAAAGAAATTGAAAGCAATAATCTTTTTTCACTTACAACAAAACAATATTTAGTAGCACAAGAAAACGCATTAGCTGATGCAACCCAACGCAGTTTAGCCGCACAAAACCAAGCGGTTAAAGCACAACGTGAAGGTTCATTTGGCGAAGGCTTTATGAAAGAAGGTTCGCGTTTCTTCCGCGATATGCCAACAGACTTAGAAAACGGGGCAAAGGCTTTTGGTTCTGTAATGGGCAACATGGAAAGCGCCCTAGATAGTTTTGTACGAACCGGCAAGCTATCGTTTAAAAGTTTAGCCCGTAGCATCATTCAAGATTTAATTGCCATGCAGTTAAAGGCATCAGCTACATCTATATTCAGAATGTTGTTAGGCCCAATGATGGGCTACAACCAAGCGACAAGTTATGCGGCTACTGCTGATGCGGGATGGCTTCAGTTTGCCGATGGGGGTAGCCCCCCTGTAGGCAAGGCAAGTATCGTAGGTGAACGCGGGCCTGAACTGTTTGTGCCGCGCAACGCAGGGACAATTATCCCCAACCACGCATTAGGCGGCATGGGAGGCACTACCAACGTGACTAACAACTACATTAACGCCATTGATACTAAATCGTTTGAAGAACGCCTGTACGGGTCTTCTAACGCGATATGGGCGGCAAATCAATATGCAGGGAAAAGCCTTGCGGTGAACAGGGGTCGCGCATGAGTTTTCAAACAATCTTTGACATCCAACAATCAATGACGGTTAACAACCGCCGCATGGTTGGACAACAGGTCGCCCGTAGCGGCTACATCACCGTGGCGCAGTATTTAACTGCCGTGCCTTGGGTGTTTACGGTGTCGCCCCATGCTTACCTTTACTACCCGCAAGTACGCGATGTAATTCAAGCTATTGACAACAAAGACAGGCAATTAGCAGAATCAATTAGCTTTGCAAGTACAAACCTTTCATGGTTTACCACTAACCGCGGAACGGCTACGGTGTCGGTTTTAAACGGCGCACCCGCGGCAAACACGCAAACTCTTGCACTAACAAGCAACGGCACGTTTAAAGCCGGTGACTTTTTGCAAGTGGGCGGGTATGTGTACAAGGTAACGGCAGATAGCGCCGGTGCTTCTGTCGGCATCCATCGCCCCCTAATTGGTTCGCCCGCATCAGGCACAAGCCTTATCTTGGGTTCTGCCTGTACGTTTAGCGTAGTAGCCGAAGTTTGCCCTACCTACACGCTTAATCCAATGACAAGCGGCGCGTTTGTGCAATGGGATGCGCCATTTGTGTTTAGGGAATACATCACATGACAACCATTAACGCCGTAACAGGCTCACAAATCAATCATGCGGAGTTTGTAAAGCTAACCGTTGGCAATGCCGCTACGGTATACACGTTTTGCAATGCCGCCGCGCCTATCACCGTGGGCGGCATTACGTTTACAAACCTTGGCGCATTGCTTAATGTTGGCGATGTTCAGCGAGATATTAAAGCTACATCGGATGACATGACAATTGCGTTAACAGGCATCGACCCTACAAACGTGGGCATCATTTTAGGTAGCGATATTAAAGGTTCGTTGGTGGAAGTGTGGCGCGGGTTCTTTGATTCAAACAATCAAATTATTACAACGCCAACGACACAATTTTTTAAACGCTACCAAGGCATCATAAATAGCGTATCAATCACAGAAGATTTTAATTCGCAAATGCGAACACGCATTGCGACTTGTTCAATTGCCTGTTCATCGATGCGCCGCATATTAGAAAACAGATTGTCGGGTATTAAAACTAACACTAACAATTGGCAGTTTATTTATCCCGCTGACACATCAATGAATCGGGTTAGCGAAATTTCAAACCAATACTTTGATTTTGGCTCGCCCCCAATGACGCAAACACAAGCAAGTGAAACGACCACGATTGATACCGGTGGTGGTGGTGGTGGCGGCGATGGCGGTGCGCCGGATTAAAAATATGATAAGACAAGCAACAAGATATGACATACCAAGATTGTTAGAAATTGTGGAGGCTTACGCTTATGAAAATCCTATTAAAAAACTTGGTCAATCGTGCAACCACTTTCCTCGCTATGTTGAAGAATTATTGTTTAGCATCATTCAAGGCCGTGGGTTTATCTATATCGACTCGAATATGCGCGGCGCGATTGTGGCTTATAAAAGTTCTAACATTTGGTCGCCCAAAGTAAAAGAGTTAAACGAACTATTGTGGTGGGTTGAACCCGAACATCGCAATGGCACGGTTGGCGGTAGGCTTTGGAAAGCGTTTGATGAACGCGCAAAGGAAATGCTAAAAGCGGGCGATGTAGATTTTGTTTGCACTTCAATTTCTGCTAACGGCCCGTTGATTGATTACACGCGCAGGGGATACAAATCCCTTAGTGCAACTTTTGTCAGGGAATAAAAATGGTAACAACTCTTATTGCTTATGTTGCGGTTGAATTAGGCATAAGTTATGTTGCGGCAACCTTTGTTGTTAATTTTGCAGTATCGCTAATTGTTACCCGCATTTTTGCTGAAAATCCTGAAACACAGCAAGACATGGGCGTAAGGCAACAAGTACCGCCAAGCGCAGTAAACGCTATTCCTATTGTTTACGGCGATGCCTACATGGGCGGTACATTTATTGATGCAGTTCTGACAACCGACCAAAAAACAATGTACTATGTTTTGGCTATTTCAAGCATTAGCCCTAATGGTCAATTTACATTTGATACCGCTGATATGTATTACGGCGACAGAAAAATTGGCTTTGGTCAAAAGGGAACACTTCAAACTGCAAGCGTTTTTAATGGTGGTACTGGCTACATTGTTGGGGAAATTTTAACTATTACTGGCGGTTCTGCTTCATCGCCCGCAACTGTAATTGTTACATCGATAGGTGCTACTGGTAATATTACAGGCGTAAATGTAAATACGGTTGGTAGTTATACATCTGCGCCATTAAATCCTGCATATCCAGTTGCGGGAACTGGAAGCGATGCTTCATTTACATTAAATTTTAGCGAAAATACTAATGTTGTTGTTTCTTTAACTGATGAAGCGGCAAATTTAGATACAAAAATTTACGGCAATCTTTACATAAATCTTTATACATCCGATACAACAGGAACAATAGTTTCTGCAAATTTTGCGGATGCGCCTACTGTAGTTATGGGTGGTTCTGATATTGCCGTTGCACAAAGATGGGTTTCAACTACGCCCGCGCCTAGAAAAATGAATGGTTTGGCATTTGCAATCGTTAAGTTGGTTTACAACCGTGATGCCGGTACTACGCAACTGTCGCCAATCACATTTAAAGTTAAGCACGCATTAAATGGCACGGGCGTGGCAAAGGCCGGTGACGTTTGGTATGACTACATGACCAACGATATTTATGGCGGCGCTGTCGGTGCGTCTTTTGTAGATTCAGCAAGCGCAACCGCGCTTAACGTATATGGCGACCAAACAATAACTTTTACAAATAGTAGCGGTAGCCCCTCTACCCAAGCACGCTACAGAATCAACGGCGTATTAGATGCAGGGCAATCAGTTTTGTCTAATGTTGATCGCATCATGTCAGCTTGCGATTCATGGTTAACCTACAACGCCGCATTGGGTCAATGGTCGGTTGTCATTAACAAAGCCGAATCTACGTCTTATGCGTTTAACGATAACAACATCATTGGCGAAATTCGCGTTAGTGCAAGTGATTTAACAAGTTCAATCAATCAAGTTGAAGCACGCTTCCCGTTTAAGAGCAACCGCGACCAAGCTAATTTTGTCAACATTGAAACGCCTGTTGGTTTGCTGTACCCCAATGAACCGGTTAACAAATATTCAATAACCTATGACATGGTTAACGATTCGGTGCAAACGCATTACCTTGCAAACCGTTTGCTTGAACAAGCTCGCGAAGATTTAATTGTAGGATTTAACACAACCTATTACGGCATACAAGTTGACGCGGGTAATGTAGTCAGCGTAACTAATAGCGATTACGGTTGGAACGCCAAGCTATTTCGCGTGATGAAAGTAAACGAAGCCTCATTACCCGATGGCAGTTTGGGCGCAAGGTTGGAACTAAGCGAGTACAACGCGCAAGTTTATGACGATCAACCGATAACCCAATTTGCACCCGTTCCAAATTCAGGCTTGGCATCAGTTAGTTATTTTTCTCCGCTGTCAGCGCCAATTGTTACAGGCTTCCCAAGCGCAACTATTCCTTATATTGACATTCAAATATTTGTGCCAACAACGGGGCGAGTAACTTTTG